GCCCGTCAAGTCTCTACACCTTCCCATTGCTGGGCTTGGCTCGGGATTAGCAGTTAAGCCTTCCCCGAATTTGAGCGGTTTTCATCTGATCGTCGCCGATCAGATAGGCAAAGTGTTTACCGTGTTGAAGTCGGCCGAGGTAACGGTGGTCGAGTTGAGCAGGTCTTCGATCTGCTCGGGCGATACAACGATGTAACGCTTGATCGACTTATCGACGTTGTTCGCGTCCAGCAGCTTCTTCGCCGTGACCAGCTTCGCGATGGTCAAGCCGGCGCTGCCGTGAGCGATTTTCTGGGCAGCAGGAAACGCGGTCGAGGTCGCGCCTTCTTTGCCCGTTTTCGCCGTGCCGCCGAGGGCGTCAATGATGACATCGTCCATCGCGCGACCGATAGCCGCCGCAGCTGCGCGAGCGTAGCTGGAGGTCGGATCAATCAGCATGCGGACTTTGTCGGCATCGTCGATGAGGTCGGCCCACTCATAGGTGGTGAGGCTGACCTGACGCCGAGAATGCGGGGTCTCAACCAGCGGGGTATCCCCGTGGCGGGACGTGCGCGCAACCGCGGCCGCCTCTCCGATTTGGTCGAAGTAGGCCTTTTCGCCGGTGACACTTTCGGTGTCCACGGCACCTCGCAGCAGAGAACCCATCTGCTGCGAGAGCATTGCGACGTTCGACGAAAATTGATTGACGAACGCCGTAGTGACCTGAGTAGACATACCAGGTGCTCCTACAGTTAGTTGATGAAGATGGTTTCTGCGTGGGTTGTCAGGCTTGCACCTGGCTCACTGTCGGTTAGGCCGACTACTCCGCCTTGCTCACAGGCTTGCGCCGAGGGGCTTTGAGCTTGTCCTCGGGTTTCGTCACGAACTCAAAATATGTTTCTGCGAGCGCTGCCGGATCCTTGATCGCGTGCACGCTGCCGTTGTCTACCGCCAGGCGCAAACACTCGAGGCGGATTTCAATTCTATTCACCGATCTGCTCCCGGAGCCTCAGCACCTCGTTGACCATGCGGTCATGGTCGGGGTGATGCTTTTCCCAGTAGGGGCTGTTATTGGCCGTGAGATCGCTAATCCGCGCCTGGATGTCCTGGTCGCTGAGACCGGGCCGGCTATCACGGCCAGCCAGGCCATCCTCGCTGACCTGCTCTGCGATGTAGTCGCTGAGACGCACCATGAAGCGGACGATCTCAGGATTGTCGCCGAGCAGGCTGCCATCGGCCAACTGAATCTCAGTCAAGTCTGGTGCTTCAAATTGCGTCAGCAGTTCATTGGCGCGCGCCATTTTGTCGTCGTAACCGCGGCCATATTCTTGCCGCAATTCCGTTTCGATTTCAGCGCGGCGCGCTTCCAAACCGGCTTCGTCAAGCGTCTGCGCCTGGCCGGCGTACTCCTCATAGGCCGCGGCCAGCTTCTGCGCCTGTTGCGAGGTCAGGCCGGTCACGTGCGCGGTCTGTTTGAACCAGTCCGCGAAGTCGCCCTCGGTCTCGCCGAGCTCGTAGTCCTCCGGCTTTTGAGGCCTGCCGAGCTTGGTGTAGACCTGCTCCCAATCCTCGTCGGTGGCCCAGCTGCCGGGAATTGCGATCTTCTCCGCGCCGACCATTTTCTGGGCATTGATGTAACTCTTGGCCATCGCCTCGACGCTGCCAATGTGCTGCAGCGATGGGTTCGTGGCCAGTTCCGGCGATAAGCTCGATCGCCAATCCGTTCCGTCAGACGGGGTTGTCGCCTCAGCGGCCGCCGCTACCTGCTCTTCGGACATCGATGATTACTCCTCTATTGGCTTCTGATCCTTGATCATGTTGTGCATGAAAAGCAGCACGTCGCGCTGCCCTTCGCGAAACGCCGTCTCGTCTGAGTTTGGCGTGTAGCTCGATTTCCAGAGCCCGAAACGGGCGTCAAGATCCTCGAGAACCTTCTTGCCGTCGTCGCTGTTGAGCGCCGATCGGTATGTCGCCTTGAGCTCCTTTGGTGTCACGCGGCGCCCAATTCGGATAGGTCAACGCCAGTCTCATCAATGGCGCGGAGCGCCGGCGCGGCATCACCGGCGGCGGTCGCCAGTTGCGATGCCGCGTTGAGCTCAGCTTGCGCTTGCATGGCCTGGGCGCGTTCGTCGCGAAGCGCCGCGACCTCACCCTCGCCGCGAACGACAACGGCCGGCGTGCCGGTGACTTTGATGATGTGCTTGGCGAGACCGTCCATGTCGAGGTAGTCGGCGATGCCCTGGTCAAGCTGCATCAGCGGCATCAGAAACTCAATCATCTGCATGATGCCCTGCACGTCGCCGGAGCGCTGCGCCTTCGCCAGCGGGCTGACGTACTCAATGTCGATGTTGCCGTTGCGTAGGCTTTCGGGCGCCGGCTTGAACGCCTTTTGGCGAACGAGGATAGCAAAGCATCGGTTGATCAGCGGCTGCAGGAGCTCAGCTTGCAAACGACCCAGGACGGGGCCGAGCAGGCGCATTTTTTCTTCGGTTCTTTGGATGACCTCGGTCGCCGTCATTTGCGGACCCGTGCCGAGGATCAGCTGATCGACGTAGAACGCCGCGCGAATCGCCTGGCGGCGCTGCTCGAGTTGTTGTTCGCCGAGCGGGTTGTTGGCGCCAATGTTGAGGGGCTCAATGCGGTCGCGGGTGCCGGAGCGATAGAAGTTGAGGCCGCCGGGCGTCGTCCTGACCGGCAGCATGAAGCCGTCGTCAGGCACCATCAGCGGCGGATGGATCTGCAGCTGGGCCGCGCGGATGACGACCTCAGACATATTGTTGACCATCTTGGTGTCGGGCAGAGCAGTCATGCTCGGGCTGCGGCCGTATCCGATCTCAAAGCTGGATTTGAGAAAGCGCGGACAACAATACGGAAATTCGTCGTAGCCGCTTTCGCCCAGGATCTGTTTTTCGTCCGGGTCTATATAGATTGATGCGACCGGCTTGTTCTTTGTGTTCTTTTTTTGCGGGTCGTAGTCCTCTCTCGGGGTGACGACGTGCAGCAGTTCAATCTCAGCATAGGGGTCTTTTTCATTCAGCTTGGCTATCCGTAGGGTTACACCTTGCTCGCCAAACTGCCGCACCGCTGCGCGCGCCGTCGTCTTGTATTTGCGATAGACGGTATCGACGCGCCCTTGTTCGTTTTCGCTGACGTAGCATTCCGCAATGTGCCGGGTGCTGAAGCGGAAGCCGTTGTCGTCGTCATTCTCAATGAAAATGACCGCGGTGCCAAACGTCACCAGGTCGCTGTAGAGCTCGTGGATCTGTTCCTGGAAATTGGAGCGCGCCAAGTGCGCGTACATGACATCGGTCGCGCCCTCCAGCCACTCCTTGGCCTCGTCGTCATCATTCAAGTCGTCGTTCTCGTAACGTAATGAGAACCAAGGCGTGGCCGCATTCGTCAGCATGCCGTGCAAGCTCGCGGACATGAGCTCAGCCGCGTGGATCGCGGTGCCATCGAAGATGAGCTCGGTGCGCTTGTCGCCGGCCGTGCGCTTCTTCGTGATGTCGGCCTTACGCGGCACGATGTAGTCAGCGACCTCCTGCCAATGGCTCTCCCAGTGCTGGCGCTGCGTCTGCAGCGTCTGGTAGCGCTTGAGCAGGGCGGTCGCTTGCGGATCGTCAGCCATTTATTGACCCAAAAGCGTTTTCTTCGTGGTCGGCGCCGCGGTCGTCAGACCCATGCCGCCGGTGACGTTCGCCTGGCGCAGGCCGCGCTTTTTGGCCGCCGCCTTTTTGACCCTCTCGGGCTCCTTAGTATCAATCGGCTTGATCGGCGGATCGGGCGGGATCGGCGGCGGGGGCGGCGGGGGCGGCGGGCTAGGGGCGCTAAAAAAACCCATCAGGCGGCTCCATATTCATAAGGGTTGTACGCCATGTCCGCTTGGATTTGCGGCGGGCGCTGGTTGTCGGTTGCGTTGTTGATGCAGATGGCGGCGGTGCGCCAGGCGTCGGCGGCGTGGCTCGACCAGTCATGCACTGGCTGGTCGCGGAACTGTCGGGTGCGTTCGTTGTAGGCGCGATGGTAATGCCGGAGCGCTTCAAGGCCGTCGCGGCAGTTGTCTCGATCGAAGTGGCAACGCGGTATCAGCAAGCGGGCGGCGTGGATGCCGTCTTCGACCGGCAGGCGCGGCGCTACCCGAAAATTGAGGCCCAGGTTCCACGCAGTTTCTCGACGGCTCTTGCCCGTGCCAAGTTCGCGGACCTCAAGATCGTGCGGGCCGTAGTGGTTGCCGTATGTGTAGCCCTTTTGATGTAGTAGCTGCACGTAATGCGGAAGACCCTCACCTTGAGCTTGATAGAAATCAATGACGTGGATGCCACCGCGGCCGACTTGCTGCACAAACCAGATAGCAGTGTAGTCATGCATGCCAAGATCCCAGTACGTATCGACCTTATGATCCGTTTGATGCGGGACAGAGGTGATACGCTCTTGATCATCAGCTTCCTGGAGTTCCTTGCCGTAGACTGAGCCGGGTACGTTGGCGACCCAGCTGCACTCGAATTCCTGGTTGTACTGGTCTTCGGTCATCGTTGCGCGCGCGGCCTCAAGCTCATCGTCATCGACGATCCTGGTCTCGCTCGCCTTGTACATCTTGCGCGCCCAGCCTGTGGTGCTGGCGGCGGCTTCCCATAAATCGTGAAAATAGTTGTGGCCTTGCGGCGTGCCGATGAACGCGGCGCCGCCTTTTCGGTCACTGAGCGCTGGCCGGATGACTTCCGGGAAAATATTCGCCGGCATGTCGGCGACCTCGTCCATGACGGCGAAGTCGAGGTAAATGCCTCTTAGGCTCGAGGGGTTTTCGGAGCCCAGCAAGCTGATGCGGGCGCCGTTGGGCAAATCGCAGCGGAGCTCGGTTTCGTGATACTTGGTGCCAGGGATTTTCGCGCTGAACTGCTTCAGGTAGTCCCAGGCGACGTTCTTGGCCTGGCGATAGGTGGGCGCGATGTAGGCCAGGCGCGGGTTTGGTTTCTGCTCCTCAATCGCGCGTTTGAGGAGATGGTTGACCGCGCAGACCGTCTTGCCAAATCGGCGGTGCATCACGAGCACGTTGAAACGGTTGTCGTCGAGCATCTTGTGGAGCTCAAGCTGCAGCGGCCTGGGCGTGTAGTCGATCTCGATGGTTTTCAATGTGTCGTCTGATTTTTAGCTGGCTGCAGATCTTGGATAAATGGGCGCATCATTTCATAGAGAAACAGCCGGAGCTCCATTTCGTTTTCGAAGCCCTCAAGAATAATGCACAGCTGCCAGCCGCCTTCGCCGTCGGCAGTGCTGTACGCGCTATAGATCACTTTTTGCCCAGGACCGACTTTTTCTTTTTCGGCCAACCTGCCTTCATTTGTTTGTATGTCTTGTCGTCGATTGTGCTCTTGCTCTTCGGCCGGCTGGTGCCGGCTGCGCGGCGCTTGTTGATGTTCTTGTAAAGGCTCATTTCTATTTGTTTCGCTTGCTGATCGCCGCCGCCTTCTTCTTGGCGTCGGCTTTACTGTTGGCGCCCCACGCGCGGAGGGAGAGGAGGAGCCGGGTGGGGCGCCCCTTCTCGTCGCGTTCGGGGCCAGGCATGCCGGCCATGCGCGCCAAGAAGGATGCACGGCGGGGGTTGTCCCCGGATTTGACGGGCGGCTTCAGTGTGCCGCCCTTATAGCTTGCGCGACCTTTTGCGTTTAGGCCGCCCTTCGGGTTCTTGCCTTCTTTTCGGGTCCAGGCCTCGGTCATTTTTTGGCCCGGTTCGCGCTGCGCGACATGACGCTCAGGTTGCCGGCGCGGTTGTTGCGCGGGTTGCCGTCGCGGTGGTCCACGTCCTTGCCGTCACCCTTGCGGACGCGGCCGGCGGCGATCATCGATCGGCGGGCAGCGTTCCGGCTGGCGCGGTTCTTCTTCTGCGCCGGCCGGCTGTGGTAGTCGGCGTATTCCTT